CATTCGTGTATCCCCAGTCCAAGCCGATGGCGACCAGCTTGTCACCAGCAAAGTCGATGCCGTCGACCTGCTGCCAGTCGTCAAAGACCACGCCCTGCAATGATCCGACCTCACCTAAGCCGTAGACCTTCCACCAGTTCGCCCAGTACGTCGATGTCGCCGCCTTGACCTGCGCCGCTTCGATGTCATCGCGGATCGTCGCTGGCAGCGCCTCATTATCGCGATACGTCAAGACTACCAGTTCGCTATCCGGTTCTTTCAGCACCTCCGTGTGCGCCCAAAACTCCGACACAGGGTTGAAGTCGATGTAGATGGCTTCGCTCGTTCGGATTGCCAGCTGATGGTACGCCTCGAAGTCGATGTTGTTGGCCTCGTTGATGTATAGCACCTGCCGCCGTGCGCCGCGTAGCTTCGCCTCCTGATCAGCACTGAAAAACTCAATCGTGCTGCCATTCGCAAACGTGTAGGTCAGCAGCGTCTTGTTCCAGCCTTCGTCGCGCCAGCGGTTCGTCCACTGCATGACTTTGCCGAAGTCCTTCATAGCGCCACGTCGTAGGTGTGGGATTGATTCAGATACGACGCTGATCTCGGTCTTGGCCTTGGCTGCTATGTGGATCAGGACTGCGAGTATTGCGTATGTTTTTCCAGCACTTGTCCCGCCTTGGATGACTTTCTTGCGTGCCGTCATCCGCCGTATGCGTTTTATCGCGGATGTGTGCTTAAAGTCCAACGGCCTCGGTGATTGCGTCAGTCATTGGTGACGTGGTTGATGCGTGCCTGTGCTATTGCTACATATTCGGCCTCGCGTTCAATGCCGATGAAGCTGAAGCCTTCGAGTGCCGCCGCTTTGCCTGTGCTTCCTGAACCCATGAACGGATCGAGGACTACGCCGCCGGGAGGTGTTACGAGGCGGCAGAGGTAGCGCATGAGGTCGGTCGGCTTGACTGTTGGGTGGTGGTTATTCTCCCCCCTATCCGCTTTGCTTGCCTTGGCGCAGTAGAAGAAGCGCGCGGCTGAACCAAGCAGGTCGGTCACCTCCTCGCTTCCATCGTGGATGAAGTTGGCAGGCCAGCGGCCAGGAGGGTTGTAATTGGCGGGCTGAATCATTGAATAATCACCATATACATTATTGTTGGTCATTGGTTGTGTCCCAAAGTCAGCGTGTTGATTCTTCGCGGTTGATTCTCTCCTGTCTGCATCAGACACAAACGCCACCCTTCCCCCATCCACGTTAATCGCTCCCGTGCCATGTTGCAGGACATTCTCGGCAACCGTGCCAATCAGCGGCTTGCGTGCCACCGTTATCGGTTCAAGTGCGGGTTTGAGCGCAGTCCCCCAGCCTTCCCATTGCTTCGCTTCGGGGGTGGCGGCTATTGTGATGTCTATTGACCGATTTATAGAAATGTTTGCCCCTTGTATTGAGGCTATACCGTTTTTATATCCTCCAGCCGTTCCTTCTTCACCGTTTATTATTTTCTGCCCCACCACCTCACGCTCGGCAAAGTTCTTGCTCTCAACGCTTCGAATGTCTGCCTCACGTTCCACCCATTCAGGAATCTCGCCAAGCAAATGACGGCAAGCCTCCAAATGCTCACGGGTCATTATTGCTGGTTGACTTGCTGCCGTAGTGTAATGCCCACCCATATTTGTTTGGGTTGCCTCGTCAATCTGCTTTGATGTGATACCTGTTGACCTAACCCACTCCGTGAATCGGTATCGCCTCGCCTGCTGCTCTTGCGCTGCGTCCATCTTATCAATCGCCTTGCTCACATCCAGCGACTTCGGAAAGCCCGAACCGTACACCCAAGCAATCATATCCCGAATCTCAAAGCCTGCGTCCTCAATCCGCACGGCCATTCTATGCTGCGTCCTCGTCCCCGCAAAGGCCAGCAAGTGACCACCGGGCTTCAACACCCGAAGGCACTCCGCCCACACCTCGACACCCGGCACATCGTAGTCCCACTTCTTACCCATGAACGACAGGCCATACGGCGGATCAGTAACAACAGCGTCAACGCTGCAATCAGGCATAGCACGCAAGACCTCGATGCAGTCGCCGTGTATTAGTTCAGTCATTGAATAGCGGCTGTTCGATTTTGACTTCGTTCTGCTGCTTATCGACTAAGCCAAGAACGCGGACGGCGATGCTGGCATTGTAGACACCTGCGCCGCTGCCCTCGATCATGTCGCGGTCACACGTCGCGCGTATGCGTGTGAGTATGTGGGAGAATTTCTTGTGGTGTTCGCTCTCCTGCCTCTCGTAATCGCGTAGGTCGTAGCATCGCCCCTGCTCCGCAAGATACCCCTCAAAGCCGCGAAAGGTCAACGGACGCTCCCTCTCCCTGTACGCACTTTGCCCCTCCTTGCCGACGAAGTCGTGCTGCAAGTATGGGCGCCTTTTTGTTTCCTCCTTGTACTCACAAAACGCATCCCACATTTCTTCAGGCGTTTCAAAAATCGGTGGTCTTCCTGCTTTCTTCATGCCTCCATGTTTGTAACGATGTCAATGATCTTTTCTATGACCGCAACCTTCGCGTGCATCGCGTTGGGTGCTGTGCTGTCTTCGAGCGAATCCAACACGTTTGACAGGTTTGTCAACAAATGTCCACGATCCTGCCAGTCGAGTGCGCGTGCGTCCTGCTCTGCTGTGATGTCGGGTTGGTGTGTCATATGTCAGTATCTTTTTTTTTTCTACCCCGCTTGTTTTTTGGTAAATCTATATCGAACCACTTAGCTAAGCGAATAACGCTCGTAGCATGAAAAACAGAACCCGTGGCCGTTACAAAACCAGCATTATTCAAAGCATCCGCCATTTGTTCAAGGGTGCTTGTTGTATGTATTTGTAAATACAATCGCAAAAAACTTGATGCTCGAAGATATTTAGCACCTACTGAATTTGTTTTAGTTGAATCAAAAATAGCTTTCCGCCGTGATTCTCCTGATATCTTGCCTCCCTTGGATGCCACCTCCTTCCCCATGCTCACCGCTCCCGAGTTCGTTCCGTGCTTCGCGATGTAGGACGCTGCCCGATTTTTCATAATTTCAGAAAATGATTTTTTTCGCGTCATGTCAGTCTTCGTTTAGTTCACCTAATTCTCGTAGCTTGTTCCTGCTCCAGCCAAGCGCCGCCTTGCCGCCCCAAAGCAGGTAGCTGATGTATCCGCAGTCGCTGGTGCTGTCTGCGTTGTCGTAGTACGTTTCTGCGCGCGATAGGTAGCTGTGCATCCGCTTGATTGTTTCAAGGCTGATGCCTTCGCCTTTGGCAAGCTGCTGCGCTCTGACCTTGCCGGTCTGCGTTGCACACTTGTTGCCGTTGCGCTCGTTCAGCTCAATGCCGCGCTTGGCGTTGTTGCGTACACCCTCTCCGTAGTCCGCGTAGGTGTCAGCAAAGGCGCTGCGGTCTGCCTCCCACTGCCTCGCGCAAACAAGGTAGCGCTGCTGCTGGCTTGGGAACTCGCTGGCGATTTTGTCATCACCCATGCATCGCTGGATGAAGTCGGTCTTGCTTTCGCTATCTATTGGTTTAGGTAGTGGCATAGTAGTAAATATCATTCAGTCGCAAATCGTGCGCGAGCGTCCATTGCGGCTGCCATCATCTCCTGCAGCCGCGAAACGGCGCATGATCCACACCACCAGTTCGTCCGTCCGTAGCCGTTGGCGTTGGCGACGTTCTCCAGCATCGACACCTCGCCCGGTGATAGCGACATCGTCTGCGACGCATAGTAGCCGTCAAGCTTGTGCTTGACCGATAGCACCTGTACTGCTTCGTCAAGTGTCATTTCTCGGTGAGTTTAATCGTTAGCATCGTAAGACCTGCAGCGCTTAATCCGACCGGTATGGCAAGCAGCCAATGAAGGCTGGAGGTTGTGATGGTCAGAACTACGCCCCACCAAAACGCAAGACAGGTTAGGCAGGTCAGCGGCTTGCACCTCGCGTAGCGGTAGTACCACGCTGGCAGGACGTTATAGCGGTTCATCGCCAAGGAAGTCATAGTGGCCAAAAGCAATATAGTAATCAGATCCAAGTTCATGTTTTAGTCGTTGTTTGCAGTTGTTGATTGTGTACGAAATTGATCGCCAAGGTATCTTGGTGTGCCGCTCGATGAGTTTCTTGTTACCCAATTCGAGCCAAAGGAGGAATAGCTGCTTGTCGTACGGGTAAGCGCCGGCTTTTGCCCAGCCATCCATGACTTCGAGCGCCCGGTTAAATATTGCATCAGGCCTTGCATCATACGGCTCATCAGCTGCCTCCAGCTGCTGATCGGCGATTTCCTCGCGCAGTTCATTGTGTCGGAAGTCGCGTTGAAATTTAGAGTTTCGACTTCGGTAAAGGTTGATAGCCATTCGCACGATGTAGAAGTTGAGGTAGCCTCCGGCGTGCATGGCTTCGATCTTATCGGCTGGCTTTTCATAGAATCGGATGACGAGTTCATGTTCGAGGTCAGGCGCAAGGTCATGCGTAGCAAGCTGCCTCGCTATCTGCCGCAGCTTGCCGCTGGTGTACAGCGTTAGTATGATCGTGCGTGCCTCCACATTGGTCGCAAATATACATAGTATCTTTTGGTCTGATGTTGTGCGGTTCGTAGCGCTTAATTTCTTTGAGCCAAGTGTACTTGTTCATGGTCACCTGCAGAATGTAGATGACCTCCAAGCCGTGGTGGACAGTTGAATAATGGCGACGCATCAGCTTGGCTATCTCCATCAACGTCATCTGCATCTTACTGCGCATCAAATGCATGAGGCAGTATCGCGCTTCGGCGACTTCGCGGTGACGGTCTTGGCTCTGCATCTGACGCAGGCCAACGCCTGTGCGCTTTGTCACCTGCTCGGCGTAGTAGTAGAATTCCTTTTGTCTGTTCATTGGTTGGTGGTTGGTTTGTTGATTGCCTTGAGAAAGTCATCGAGTGATCGCACGATGAAGTATTTGTAGCCGGCCGATTCAATCTGCATCTGCCAAATTTTCTGCGCCACGTTTTGCCGCCCTGTTTCAGTCTTAAACTCCAACGCTATCAATCCTGTCGGCGACAGGTATAGCATATCCGCGACGCCAGCGACAACGCCCATGCCCTTCATCACTGCGCCTTGATAGCTGTTGTTGCTGTTGTTGTTCACCGCAAAGAGTAGTCCGCGCTCTGCTTGGTAGTTATTCCAGTGATAGACGAAGCACTGGGATTGAAGTCTGAACTCTGAAGACATGCGAATAGTGGTTGGCCGTGATCGTTTTTAAGTTCCTGCAGGAAGAAGAAGTACCCCATGCGGTAACCGCACAAATTTAGCAATTTCTTTGCGGTTTGTTTGTCCTTGATGATGTTATGAAGCACCCAGTGCAGCTTGATTTTCTTAAGCTTAATCAATGCCGCCACTTCTTCCAATGTGCTTTCCTTCGCCATCTTTCTAAAATCGCTCGAATTGTATTTGTCGCTAATCTGCAAGATTACTTCCTCGCCCATCTCCCCGACTTTTACCGGCAACACGTAGCCGCACGCAGGGCAAGTCGTCAGCGACGTGTGCATCATATACCCGCACTTCCTGCAGTTCTTCTGCGGTGCAATGCCTTTGCTTTTCTTGGCTTTTTTCTCCAGCATCCAAACGCGGTCAAACTCCCACGCCTTGTGCTGCTCCCTGTTGTTGCCAAAGTCCAGTATGGTAAACTCCTTCTTTGTCGGCGTCACCCGGCTGCCTCTGCCGCACATCTGCAAGTATAGCGGCAGTGACTTTGTCGCCCGGTAGAGGATTACGACTTCGACGTTTGGATCATCGAAGCCAGTTGTTAAAATGCCACAGTTGCACAGGATGCCGTTTGCACTTGCCTTAAACCACGCCAGCACCTCCTGTCGTTCATCAGGCTTCATCGTGCTATCGAGATGCCTCGCTGGCAGCCCTGCGCCTTGCAGTTCGCTGCATAGTTCCTTACTCGACGCGATACTTGGCGCAAATGCCAGTGCCTTCTTACCGTTGCAGTAAAGGAGGTAGTTGGCTATGACACCGCGAAAGACTTTCTGCTTGCTGTACGCCGCCCCCAGTTGCGCCGCGTCGTAGTCGCCGTTGTAGGTTCGCACTCCTGTTAAGTCCACTGGCACGCTGTACGTCGTCGGCGTTGCAAGGTATCCTTCGTCTATTAACTCGCGGATGGTGACAGGATCGACTATTTTGGTGTAAAACTCCTTCAACGCCTTTTGGTTGCCTTCGCGATGCGGCGTTGCTGTCGCGCCTATGACCGTTGCCTTTTCGGGTATGTAGGCAAAGAGTTTGTCGAAGCTGCCTTTGTGCGCTTCGTCGATGATTACGAGGTCAATGTCCTGCATCATCTTTTCGTATTCCGCCTTTGCCATTCGTCTGTTCAGCGATTCAATCATCGCGATGTAGCATGTTGATGGTTGCAGCTTTGCTTTGCCTTGCTTGATGGCTATTGGTGAAACGTCAAAGCGCGTCAGTGCGCCATCGGTTTGCGTCAGCAGTTCAACGCGGTCGGTGACGATCAGCACCTTCTTGCCTTTGCTTAGCGCGGATTGCACCATTGCGCTGAACATTACTGTCTTTCCGGCACCTGTTGGAGCGCAGAGGATCACGCGCCTGTTGCCCTCGCCAATGGCAACGCGCAACTGCTCAATGGCTTTTTGCTGATATGGTCGAAGTGTAGTCACTTGTAGTTGGTTTGTAGTAGGTTTTTTGCAAGATAAGTTACTACAAAAAAACGGCCTTTGCAATATCGTGGAGGGCGTTTTTTGCATTTGTAGTAAGTGTAGTAAGACTTTTTTAATAAAAAGAGTATGTATTATATGATGACGATATGAATAATATTCACGCGCATATAGGGTTTCAAAAGTGCGTTTGTAGTAACTACATCTTACTACAAAATCGGGGGAATGTACGATTCCAAGTCGCTGGGGCATATTTGCCATTTTTTGATAGGACACTTGCCTGCTTCCTCCCTGCGACTTTGCTGGATGTAGCCGAGTGCTTTCAGCTGCTGGCCAAGCTTATGGAGGCTCAACGACTGCCGTGAGTTCATGTCGATGTAGACTTTTATCTCGCTTGTGGTCATCCACTTTTGCACGTTTGTACTTGGCGGCTTGAAATACTTGACGATCAACTCTCGCTCCAAACTTGGCTGTTCATTGTCCATCGTGTTGTTGTTTAGGTACGCCGTGTCTTGCGTATCCAAATACCATGCCTTCGGGTTTGCCTTCCACTCGTTGTATAGCTCAACCCACAGGTCTATTTTGTCGATGGCTTCGTAGCTATCCCAGTCAATGTTGACTACGTCGATAGGCACGATACGTCTATTGCCGGTCGGATCGTTTATTATTTCGGCCTCGTTTGACGTGCCGCACAAGACTGCTATTCGTCGCAATTCTTCATGCACTTTGCCGTATGGCTTGCGTATTGTAAACGTCTGGCGGCTGGAAAGTTCTTTCAGCTTCTTCGCCTCTTGTTTGCTCTTTCCGCCAAATTCGTCATCGCACAGTATTATCTTCTTGCACATTAAAATCTCATCATCCTTTCCGGCATCGAGTTTTGATTCACCGTAATACGAGCGCAGTTCTTCGGGTAGCAGGTATCGGAAGAAATTGGTCTTGCCGATGCCTTGCGCTCCTGTCAGCACAAGGCAGATGACGGAGTAGTCGTAGTGCATGGATGCGACTACGCCATGTAGCCATTTTTTAAGAAAATTAGCGACGTAGAACGGATCATGACCTTTTGCGTGTATACAGTCCACCAACTGGATAAAGTTGCCTCTTGGTTGACGTGAGGCGTGTTTAGCGAAGAACTCCATGAATGGGTTGTAGCGCGATGTATTTTCACTATCGATAATGTCAAAGACCAGTTGCTTTTTCACCTTTGATCCGTAGGCGTGAACGGCTTGCAGGTATATTGTGTTCAGCTCTCGGTCGGTCACTGGATCTCCTGCTTTCTCGTAGTTGCGTGTTATTTCATTCATGCGAATGTTGATGCCTCCGATAAATGCTTTCAGCGCGTCGAGCATCTCATCGGCGCTTGGCTTTTCGATGTCTTTTTCTTCCAATGCGAAAGCCTGCGTCACGCGTTCTTCTACGTCTTCAAGGCCGTCTACTTCGGTCAGGTAGCTTATGGTTTCCTTTCGTGCGTCGTCTGTAGACCTGAAGCCACCAGCGACGCCAACGCGTGCGCGGTTAATGAGCGACATGCGTTCAATGCGCTTTGTCTGCTCGGTCTGCGTTTCTACGCCAGCGGCGCGCGCCATGTAAACGAGTGTCGCGAATGTTATCTCGCGTCGCGACGAGCGTTGCAACTCGGCGTATTTAGCGTCGCACTTTTGTGCGTTGTACTTAGCACTCATCTGCGACAGGGTGTGGAAGTGATCCAGTCCTTTCGGATCGTCTTTGTATTTGCTGATTAAGGCGCAGCCAACGCGATACCAGTCTTGATAGCCTTCGCATAGGTTTATGTTGCGACTTACGATTTGCGCGATCATGTAGTCGCTATCTGATTCGTTGCCGACGTACTGCGCACGCACTGGCGCTGATGGCTTAGGTAGATAATCTTTGAAGCGTGCCGGTTTTTTCTCTGCGATGTATAGGTCAGGATCGTAGCTGACGTAGCGCAGGCGTGTCACGTCTTTGCATGCGCGGTCTACTATCAGTTCATACCTGTCGGCGATGCGCTTTTCAAGGCCGAGGTATGCATCGAGGTGTCTATTTGGATCAATCGGGAAGATGGCGCAGTAGCCTTTTCCTCCAGCGCTTCGGAACATGGCGTATAGCAATGGATCGTATCGCAGCTTTGCCGCGCCTTCTTCGATGTTTGGGTTGTCCTGTTCGTCTATGTCCATGCATATGAAACCGCTATGCTGTATCAGCTGATCGGACTTGCGCGCTTTGAACTCTCCGCTCGTTGTGAATGCGGGTAATTTGTCTTTGGTTGTCTTGCCGGTTCGATATGCGAGGATGTGATCCTGCCATCTGCCGTCTTTAATGTTGGCCAGCACGGTGTTTAGGTCGCCTGAATTTATCGGGGTTGTATTGCGGTGGCTATCAAAAATTGATACTTTAATGGACATGAAGATTGTTGAATTTATTGGTAGAAAAAAACGCCCCGACTGGTCGAAGGCAGTCGGGGCAGGCCAAGGTAGCGGCTTTGCTTACGTCATTGATTGGCTTCGACTCCGCTCTCTGACTCTGGTACAAATATACAACATTAAGTCATATTGCGACCTCGCAGGTCGTGTTCATCTGCGACCTTTCGCATCGCGTCAATGATGTTGTTGTCGATGTAGGTTGCAGCCATCGCAAGGTCGTAAAACAACTCCACCAGTTCAGTAGCAGTAAGTTCGCTGTCGTCACTTTCGATGCTGATGCGCTTGCCGTCGATTTGCAGGCTTAGCTTTAAGCCAAGGTCAGAATGGGAGGTCGTTGCCATTGTGTTTAATTTATGATTGTGTCTATTAGTTGAATCCTTTGCCCTATCCAACGCATCACCGGGACAGCCATTGAGTTGCCGCAAGCCTTGTACCTCGGCCCATCGGGGCATTGGTCAGCAGGTTTGTTTCGGTAGGGAATCTTTGTCCAATCATCGGGGAATCCTTGTAGTCGTTCACACTCCTTGGTAGTTAGCCTTCGGATAGCCATTGGTGGTTTGTAGGTGTCCACGGCAATCGGTTGGGCAATCTGCTGATCTTGCGCTGCGCTAATCGTAAAGGCTTGCTCTTCTTGACCGAGGTATCCTTTGCCTCCACCTTCGCATCCGCCACGGATTTTGAAGGCTATCGGTTGTAACACAGCAGGCTCATGCCCGTGCGTTTGCGCCCGAAGCGTCCCGACAATTCCTTTATCAGAAGCATTTATAACGCTTCCACCTTGGTCTTCTAAAACTATCGGTTGGGCAACAACATTTGTGCTTCGTACATCCCCAACATCAAAGCAGTTAAGAGTATTAGCGGTTTCATCTTTCTCCCACGTTTCAAAGTCGCTATCGCTTTGAGCTCTTCTTACCTTACGAAATGGTTGGGCAACAACACCAATTGATTCATTTACCCCCCCTTGTGGTGATTTAATGGTTTGATTTACATTTGATGTTGTCTGATTAAAAGTATCAAAGGCTATCGGTTCGGCATCGCCTGCTTCTCCAACGCTTCCTTGAGCATCGGTGGGAGTTTCTTGCCCCTTCTTTCGGCTCGGTTTAGAATCCCTTGACAGGCTTTCGCGCTCAAATAGTACCGCTGCGGCAGGTCGCCAGTCTCCAAGGTATCCGACAACAAACACTCTTCTGCGTCTTTGTGCGACTCCGAAGTGTTGAGCGTCAAGAACCCGGTAGGCGAACCCATACCCGAGTTCCCCCAACGCCCCGAGGAAGGTACCAAAATCTTTTCCTCCGTTACTTGACAGCACCCCGGGGACATTTTCCCATACAATCCACCTTGGCTTTTTTGCGTCAGCCAATGCGAGAAAGGTGAGCATGAGGTTTCCTCGTGGGTCAGCAAGTCCTCTTCGAAGGCCAGCCACGCTGAAGGACTGGCAGGGTGTTCCTCCGACCAAAAGGTCAATTGAACTGGCTCTGAATGTTTCATTTTCTGTTAGTTTAGTCATATCCCCCAAATTTGGTACAGTGGGGTATCTGTACTTCAGAACTTCTGAAGGGAAGTGTTCAATCTCGCTGAACCACTGGGCTGTAAATCCCAATGGCTCAAACGCGACTGAAGCAGCTTCAATGCCTGAACAAACGCTACCGAATTTCAAAACGGCAAATCATTTGAAGGTTGCAAATGCGACTCCGCCTTCGGTTTGCCAGCGTAGTAGTCCGCGCTGTTCGGCGATGGCTGCTGCTTGACCTGCACGTTGCCGGCCAAGAACTCGCCCTTAGCGCCTTGCTTGCGCCATAGCGCGACTTGGTATTCGACGCCGTTGAGCAGTAGGTTGCCCTTCCACGAGGGAGCGTTGGCGTTGTCGGATTGGTTGTTGAAGACGCTGATGTCGCCGTCTTTCTTTTGGTATGTACTCATAAAATTAGGTTGGGTTTATAAATTTTTTGGGTTATGGTTGTAAAGATAAGGGTGGTTCTTGCCATTCTTGGCACTCGTTTTCAAATGCGGCGTCGTAGAAAAAGTCAAGCGGCGTCTGATCCAGCCATGCTTGCGCGCTTTCTGTTTCGCTGTCGCTCATCACGGCTTTCTTCCATTCAAATAGCACTGGCGGAACTTCCCCGACTTTGACTTCGGGTGTGGTTATGTCAAGTTTTATGTACTTGAAACTTGACACCCAAGCGTCAATGACGTCGATGCTGCCAGCGTGTTCGTTACTCCAGTCGTGTGCCTCGTATTCGATGTGGATTATAGGTTCAATGAAGCCGCCGTCGTGCGGGATTGGGTAGAAGTGTTTGAAGGATCGTTCTCTGGTCATGGGTTGGTTTGGTTTAGGTGTTGGTTAACTTTTTCAATAATCAAATCACCGATGTACTTGCGGCAAATGTCAGCGGTTTGTTGGAGGTTGGCAGCGATTGTGGCTTCCTGATTAGATGCGTGAGCGGCAGCGTGAGCGGCAGCGTCAGCGGCAGCGGCAGCGGCATCGGCAGCGGCAGCGGCAGCGGCAGCGTAAGCGGCAGCGACATAGGCATCGGCATAGGTAGCGGCATCGGCATAGGCAGCGGCATCGGTAGCGGCAGCGGCATCGGTAGCGGCATAGGCAGCGGCATAGGCAGCGGCAGTAGCGGCATCTAATTCATCCCGCGTAGCTCTGCCCTCGCCAAAGGCTATGGCAACATCGACGGCTTTAACACTGCGCTCATCACTCATCAAATGACGCACCGTGTTGGCGCAATGACCCTTGGCAAGGGTCAGCGGTTGCAGTTCAACGCCGCATTTCTTCGCAAGCCATAGCAGCCAGTCGCCACGGTGACATTCAGTTACAACCTGTTCAATTGGTTTGTCTCCAGCCCACTCTATTGCAGCAGCGCAGGCATCAACAGAATGGAGGTACTCTTTAAAGGTTTTCATTGGTTCGATTGGTTTAGTTGTTCATACTTGGTGCGCTCTTCGGTCACGCCCAGGTTGTAGGCGTTCTGCATTTCTTGGAGTGCGCTCCGGTATGCCTCCGCCCAGACCGGGTAGAGGCGCGCCGAAACTTCAGGCGATACATTTTGGAATAGCTGGCCAACGAGCGTCACGACCTTGCCCAGCTGCATGTTGTTGTGGGATAGCGATACCATCGCTTCGTCGCGTTCATATTGTGTCATCGGAATGTAACGGTTAGCGTTGTCTTGGCTGGCTTCACTGGTACTACCGGCACAACTTCGCCAGTGTTCGGATCGACGATGGCGGCGGTGTCTGCCATCTTAAACGCGGTCTTAACTAATTCGTGACGTGCTTTCAGGCGGTCTGCCAGTTCAACGCAGACTGGATCGTGGTTGAAGTCTGGCATGTCGCGCGGCTCGCGCAGCTGAACGCTTGCACCGTGGAACTTAAACTCTCCCTTGCCGTAGGTCGCGGCTGTGTCTTTCGCCAGCTCTTCGGTGCGCTCGATGATAGCCTCCAGCGCTTTCACAACCGCCTTGCAGCGGATGTGAACGGAAAGCGGATCAACGTGACCGTCCATTACTTCGGCGGTGACGTGGTTGACGAAGGCCTCTATCTCGGCTTTGTCGATGTTGGTAGGAAGCGTTAGCATTGGTCACCTCCTTGCAGTTGAGCGATGAACTGTTGGCGCTCTTTCATCTGACTTTCCTTGAAGGCCAGCAGATCCATATGCTGCTTCCAGCCGAAGGCGTAGCGCTCTTCGCGTTGCTTGTGGATGAACTTAGTCATCAGGTTTTTGGCTTCTTGCTTTTTCATTGGTTGGTTTGGTTAAAGGGTTGAAAGGTATTTGATTCCGTTTTCATACTTGGCCGCATCCCAGTTCTCGCGTGCCTCCAGCTTGTAGCGCTCTTGTGGATCGCTGACCTTAGCCATCAGCATTTGACCGTACTTGACGCGCAGGTCCGTGAGCATCTGCTCCTTGCCGATTGCCAGCGTCATCTCTTCGGCGGTTGCGATGCTTGTTTCCAAGCCAATACCGAAGTTGCCGAGCGCCCTTCCCCATGCGGAGGACTCGCAGTTCTCGACGTAGCTGGTCTTGTTGATAGCGCTGCTGGTGCGATCTTCCTGCGCCATGCCGCTGGCTACGATGCGGCCATTGGGATCGGTGATGATTGCGTTCAATACGCAGAAGTCGGGTGTCAGCTGTACGACTTCTGTGGTGAGGGAGTGATCAGCGAAGTTTGCGCGGAAGTATTTGAGGCGCTCGACTACTTCGACGTAGGGTTTACCCTTGATGTTCGTTGTTTTGAATTGGTGCATTTTTTGTTGGTTTAGTTGGTTGGTTGGCAGCGAAGTTCAACGCGGCGCGGATGCTGCCATAGCGCGCCCGGCATAGGGTGAGGGTGTCAGCCTCGCAGTAGACAGAAGTAAGTTGCATTTTAGATTGATTAGAAAGTGTAGGTGTCATCTTCTTTGTTGAGTTCATTGGTTTTTTTTAGGTACGCAAATATACATAAATAAATAATAGGCAGTGCGCAGAATGATATGTACCACCACCAGCTATCATGAAAGTCAGCCATCATGTAGACCATGGATAGCAGGAAGGGAAGGATCAGGAGTAGGTTGCTCATGGGTAGAATAGGTTTTGGAAGTTAGACAGTGTGCGGTCTTTGCCAAGAACTACCAGCAGCGTTTGTACTTCGTCAAAAGTGCAAAGTGTATAGAAGTGCTTGCGTGTCAGGAACTCAACGCAGAACTCCCTGCTGTGCGGGTGTTCGTAGCTTTCGATGGTCGCGCGGGTTTCGTCGCTCATGCGATCCCATAGTGTTGGTACTTGTTGCATGGTTAGTTTTGGTTTAGAAGGTCTTGACGTGCTTGAAGGTAACGGCCGTAGAGTTCGTAGTTGAACGTCAGCGGCTTCTTGGTTTCGCTGGATGAAGGCGTTGGCGTGCGTTCCAGCATGTAGCGGATGTGGCGATGCCACGCGTAGAGGTATGCAGGGATGAAGTTCATGGTTTGGTTGGGTTTAAGGTTGGCATTGGTAGAGGTGTTGATGAGCGTTGAAATCTGATGAAGCGAAACCAGTCGCGGTGTTGGCTGCGAAAAAGCGCGTCTACAATTTGACGTGTCCGCGTCGAGTTGCTGTTGGCAGTGAATGGATATTCCGCGTGCATTGCGTACATGCCGCTTGGCAGCTTGTGGATGTAGGCCTCAACGACGATGCCGTTGTCGAGGGTGATTGGGGTGTAACTGATGATGTCGTGGTTCATGGGGTTGGTTGGTTAAAGGGGTTAACGATTTGTAAGGTTGGTAAGTTGGTTTGCATCTACAAGGAGGCGGTAGCCTTTCACTTCCACTTCTACGCGATTCATGTAAGGACAGTAGGTATCCCAGTGTACAAAAGTGACTTTGTTACATCCTGTTTCGCAATTGTCAGGCTGCGTGCCTACGAAGAAAATTGCAAGTTGTTGATTGAGGTGGTTCATTGGGTTGGTTGGTTAAAGGGTTGGAAGTGAACGGCGGTACTCGTTGATGACATGGATGATGTCGTGGCTAACTTTCGCCTGCGCAAGGTACGCGCCCTGCAATGCAGTTGCCTGCATCACGTCAATGCCTGCGCGCTCCATCGCGATGGCGGCTTCGTACTGCTCGCGCGTCGGGATGAATGAGCCACCGGCAGTTGCGTAGTTGAACTTGGACTTGGCGCGTAGCTTTTCGATTTCAGCAACGCGGCGCATGTGTGCGTTTTCTTCACGCTCTTTGCGTGCCTGCTCTTTCGCTGCGCGTTCTCCTGGTGTGAGGTTGGCGTAGTAGCCTTTGAATGATCTCTTGTACATGGTTGGTTTGGTTTATAGGGTTAAAAAATTGCGCGTTGGTGAGCCGCGCCCCTCGGTGGGTTAGTTGGATGTTTCGCGCCTTTGATTAATAACCTCTTTGTGAATCATAGCAAATTCCCTTGTCATTAAATCTCCTTTTCCGCGCACCGACGCAAACATGTTATACGCTTTGTTGTAAAACCGCGTGGAAACGCTTTGTTGACTTGGGTTTAAAACTTTCGTTCCGTTGTAGTTAAACTCCACTTTATCCAATGCATTTTCTGACATGTTTAGGAGTCTTTTGATTTCGTTAATTTGGTTAGTGTTCATGGTGTGTTTGGTTTAGGTTGTTTTTTTCCGTTTTGGTATATGCAAATATACATACATATATATATACGAACCAAACTTTTTTTAATTTTTTTTTCTGCGTTTCCAGCGCGTAGAGGCACATTCCGAAAAAAACTTTCAGACGCCCCCAATTTCCAAGCCTTGATTTTCCGCGCTTACCTCAACCGCGCGAACAAAACGACGCTGGCGAGCAGTCCCAAAATTGCCCCAACAAGCAGTATCGGCCACCTGCTTTTGCGCTTCTTCGGCTCAACGACGACAGTGCGCTCTACGATTGTCGTATCACGCATTATTAAGCGTTCTACGACCGTATCTCTGCGCAGACGTATGACAATGCCACTACCCGAATTTGCGACGCTTAGAACGCTTGTTTTTGCGCTATCACGCAAAGTGAAGCGACGTATCAACCCGGCACTGTCGCAGAGATCGGGAAGCGTCAACTCCGTCAAGCTGCCAGCGGTCACCACTTGCCGGTCAGTGTGAACGATGGCACTGGTGCGGATCACCTCCGCCGGCTTCCGGCAACAGCCAAAAAGCAGGAGGCTAAATATGAGCGTATTCCTGTGTCGCATTGAACGATGGGCAGGCTTTGGCCACTTTGGGGAAGTCGCGGTGGCCGAGGATCTTAGCCGCTGGGTACTTGGTGCGCCACTCATGCAACACCTGTGAAAGTGCGTCTTTTTGCCCTTGCGTGCGATTGTCAACAGGGTTGCCTCTGCTGTCAACGCCGCCGATGTAGCTGATGTGGAGGCTCACCGAGTTGTAGCCGGCAACGCCGTTGCACACGGTGTCATCGGGTGCCAGCGTGATGACTTCGCCGTTTGGCTTGACCACCTTGTGGTATCCGGGTGACTTCCACTTTAGATTGGTGCGCCAGTAGTTCTGAATCGAATCGATTGTCGTTGAGTGCGGTGTCGCGGTGCAGTGAACGACGAGGTATTTGATGTTACGCATAATTCCTGATTAGGTTGCAAAATTAATTAATTCCATCGAAATCGATGGGTTAAAGCATTGCAGTCAGCTTTGCCCTTACATTGGTACTATAATTTACACCCCATCAGGTACGAAAGGCCGCATATTGCCCTCACTTGCACCCTATCGGGTGCTGGTCGTCGTAAACGTCGCATCAATGACGCGGGTGTCTATCTTCTTCGTGTTCATGTGGATCAGCTTGAGCTTCATCCAGTAGCCGCCCAATGGCTTCGGCGGTCTGCCTCTCTCAACGTGGAAGCCACCAACGCCGCCATCGTATTCCTCCTTGTATGTCGCTGTACGAATTTGGTGCAGAGGCCGTTGTTTGATCATATAGTCGCTTCGGTTTAGGTAGGTGATGACGTTGACATGGTGATACAACTCATGCACGTGGCCTTGCCAAGTGCAGTCGTAGCCTTCAACCATCGCCATGATCCGCTGGTCTTGGATGACGCCCTTGGTCACTGGACCGCCTCCGCCTGAACCGTGGTAATAATGCATCGCAAAGCGTGTCCGGTGGTTTACTTTAGCACTGTGCGTGAATCCGAACAGGATCGCTCCGCCGTAGCCGCCAAGATGAACTTCAGTGCCGTACTCGTGATTGAGTAGAGTGACGAACATCTGCAATGCGTCGAACTCGACATTGCGGATCACGCTTGTTTCGTGGTTGCCGTAGCCGATCAGCGCGATGTGCTTAGCGTAGGGTTTGAACCACTGCACCGCGTCGTTTACGACGGCTTGCAGGTAGTTGCCCTGATTGTGTTCTGGCCGTATCTCATCCTTGCCCCTGCGTGGATCACCGCGCCCCTGCATCAGGCAGAACGTGTCGCCGTTCATGATGACCTTGGCGTTCCGGCGCACGGCTTCGTCGAGGTGGCTTTTTAGCAGGTCGCGATCGCACTTGGGGTTGTCCCAGTGCAGGTCGCTGACGAGCAGAAACTCCGCCTCCTTCCCTTCGCAGTCAAACGTGTGTACGTTGGCTGCGCGTCGGGTTATATTCATGTTAGTTGTTTGGTGTCGACTTGAGCATCTTCATGATGCGCACTTCCAGCACCTCCGTGATCTTGACGCCCGAAAATCCGACGATAAAGGCGAGGCCGTACTCGATATTCGGCGCTTTTATGTTCAGTATTCCAATGATGACTGGCGCGATGTAGGTGGCAGAGAGTGTGCCGGAAAGCACGGCGATTAGCTGCATTTTCCAGTTCTTCATCTTGGGTGCGAGCAGTAGTGCGCCGAAGAATCCAGCGATGGTTAGGCCGAGGTTGATGCCGATGGATTTGAGGAAGTCGATCATTGTTAGTCTTCGTTTAGTGTGTTAGATACGTCGTCGCGCTCGGTGTAGTCCTTTCCATACTGCTCATCCCATCCTAAAAAGGTATGCACCCCGACAGGCGGAGGCCAGCACTCGAAGGGCAGGTAGGCAGGTTCAGGCTCTGCATCCCAAAGAATGTCGACGCAATATGCGCCCTCGATGATGCCGAGCGGCACTGCGAAGCCTTGCGGCACTGGTAGCGCGGTATATGTCGCTTCGTTTGGGAAGGCGTATTTGCGGAAGGTCGGCATTTATAGTCGGGTTAATTCGGCGAGTTGGTCGTTAGATAGCCGTGTGGTGTACAGTGCAGCGGCGCGGATGCGGTCGTTTAGTTGACTGCCTACTGCGCCATCGGCTCTTGTGCCAAGACCAAAAACTGCCGCAGATAAATTTGGAATGGCGATTGTCTTGGTATCACGCAGAACTCCATTGACATACAAAGCAGTACCGCTTGCTGCTGAATTGTAGCCAACTGCAATTTTGTAAATCCCTGTAGTAATGCCCGATGCGGTTGCTGTTACACCAACACCTCCCGATGTTGCGACAAAGTCAAACGAATTTCCTGCAATACTCATTTCCAATGACAAAAGGTTATTTCCGTCCACGCGAATGTTTACAATGCGCCTTGCTGCACTTGCTGCAAAACTCCTCACATCCACCTCCGCATAAATCGTCCCCTCGGTTTGGCCTATCAGCCCACTCACGAGCGCACCCGATGCGCTGATGACGTCGGTGGCACGGCTGACTGCGCCTGATGTTGTGGTGATTGGCGATGTAGGAATAGGGCCAATTTCTGCCTGCGTGAAATCCACTTCGATAACATCACCACTTGCAATCATCCGTATTCCTACCTGCCCCGATGCCACTGTTTGCGCTCCACTATTAACCGGAGCAAACGCAGTTGTCAACGTTACGGTCTGCCAATTTGTGCCTCCGTTTGTGGTGAGCTGAATTTCACCAGTGCCTGAAACCCTACGCATATAGGCCGAGAAAATACGCGACTGGGAGGCGTGCGATATGTTTTGCGTTATCGTCGCACTTGCCGCCGTGGATGTAAGCGTCGTTGCTCCTGATGCAGTCCCATCAGCGCCAACGGCGTTGCGTACTGCCGTGATCCCGCTTGCCACCCATGTTCCACTCACCGATAGGTCGCGACTCCACAATGCTTGATTCTGCCCACTTGCCTCCACCAACAAGGCAGGACACGACTGCCCCAGCCAATCGATGCGCGGCACTCCCGACGCGACGCTTTCAATCAACCCGCTGCTAGTGACGCGCGTCGCCGTTGTGTTGCGGCTGACGGTGAACCGCATCGTCGTGTCTTCCGCCACAAACGGAGGCACGTCTTGGTATAGGTTGCCCGCCTTGTAGAATTGCGGAACTATCAGCAGCGACGGCGTCGATGGCAGTCCGTCAGTGTAGACATCTTGACCGCGCGACACCAAGCAGCTACCTGTGCCAGCGTTTTCATCTTCAACACTCGCACCTGCGCCCTTCGCGCCTTCAAGCGCTGCCGACCACTGCGTCTTGTAGGGGTTCGTGCCGTGTTGCGCGACAAACGGCAAGCCGTAGCCAATGCCTAATGCCATTATACAGCGCTTACGATGGTTACGCCCTGCATTGAATATCCGATCACACTGCCTGCGTTCAGCGTCACGGCGGCAATCCTACGGCCATTGTTGGCGGCTATGATCATGCCCGGACTGAACGCCTGCCCGGAAGGGAATAAGCCGATGCCACCACCACTCACAGCCGTCATCATATTCGTTCCGTTGCTATCGGTCAGCGTTGTGAACTTCGCCTCTTGGTTGACGACCAGCACGTCATAGGTGCGACCTGTTACCGATGAAACTGCGCCTGCGCCAACTGCCAGCACTTCGGCTGCCATTCCGCGCCCGAGTAGCGCATCCATTTGTTGTCCTACATTCATTGTCTTTTTCTTTAAGTGTAAATATCGTTTCGCCTGTTTCTATGCAATTCTGCAATTGCGATTTTAACTTGTTGGTATCTGGCAGACGTTGCGTGAAAACGGCAACTCAAAGACCACCGTAGCCTGCCATCCTGCGACCTTATCATCCCTTGCCTCGACGAAACGCGTAGCACTCACCGCGCCTGTGATCGTGTAGTCGCGATCAGGGTCATCGGTGAACTCGGCGACGAAGTCCTGCAGGATGCGCAGCGTGTCGCTTAACACCTCATCCTCGTTGTCAGTCC